GTTACATTTTGAAAATGGTAAGTTGTATGCTACAACGCAAGGGAGAAGGATCCTCTTGGCAGAGTGTCGGCCTAAAGTTGAGATATATGAGCATGAGACAGATATCCCGGTATTGGGAAGACAAAGTTATACGGTAAAGAAACGGCACATTTCAATCGTGATATGCAGCGATATGGAGTATACACGGGATGTGGACGAGAAGTTTCTTCGCACGGTATCACAATTTGAATTATCAGCGGATATCCAGAGAGAGGATGGAGTGTTCGAAAATATTGTATTTGACAGTTTATATCCGGTAGAAATAGATTTAGATATTGACTGGATATTTGAAACGGAAAATCAAACGCTTATCCGGAAACTGTTAGAGGTATAAGTGAAATCATTTTTTAAGTTGCACCGGCGCAACACCGGAGCGACTACTGAATAAGAGATCAACAGGGCAAACACCCTGTTTTTTTAATGTCCAAAAACTTATGACGATTAAACTGTGTGAATATGTCGGGGGCAGACAGTTAAACGCCCAGTGTGGCTACGGTTAAAGCCAGGAAGGAGTAAATGTGAAACTTGAAGAACTGTTAGGAGAAGAACTGTATGCGCAGGTAAAAGCAAAGCTGGATGCGGCTAACGAAA